TTACGACACTGTGACTCAGACCAACAACAAAACCACAGCGGTCACAATTAACACACCTTCTGGTCAAATTATTACCGCCAACGCTCAGATGGCTCCTAACGCCAACGCAGTGTTTGTGGTTAATTGCAGCTCTGTCAGCACCAAAGATGTAGTGGTAATTAGCGTAGCTTCTGGCGGCACATTGGGTGCGTACAACGTATTCATTGTTGCTGTTGGTAACGGCTCGTTCACGGTAGAAATTAAAAATGTGACGAATAATGCGTACAGTGAAGCCATCCACTTAAATTACGCCATTTTCCACACGGAAACTTAATATGCCGCTAAAAAAATCCACAAGCAAAGAAGCATTCAAATCAAATGTGAAAGCTGAGATCAAGGCTGGCAAACCTGTCAAGCAAAGTGTCGCTATTGCCTACAACGTAAAACGCGAAGCCGCCAAGAAAAAATGACCCTCAAAGCACTAAAAGACTGCGTTATCATTGAGCGCGATGTAGAAAAGCATGAGTTATTTGTGCTTCCCGCTGGCGACCCAATGGAAACAGGCATTGTCGTAGCCATCGGCCCTGACTGCAAAGACATTAAAGTGGGCGACCATCTGTATTTTGGCGTTGCACAAGAATTTAAACATGAGAACAAGGAATATCTTGTTATGCGTGAGCCTCATGTAACTGGAGTTTTAGAACATGGCTGATTACACAGGAATTGCCGCCGCAGGCGCGGTATCTAACGGTGGCGGCAAAGCCAATAGTTCATCCGATGTCTTGGCAACAGCGCGTAGCCGCCTAGATCAAGCAATCTCTGCTCTATCCGAAAGCCGTGAAGACGAAATTGACGATCTGCGCTTTTACGCTGGTTCACCAGACAACCAATGGCAATGGCCTGCTGACGTTTTAGCCACTCGCGGTGCGGTTCAAGGCCAAACCATCAACGCTCGACCTTGTTTGACCATTAACAAACTGCCCCAACACGTTCGCCAAGTGACGAACGATCAACGGCAAAACCGACCAGGCGCTAAAGTCATTCCCGTGGATGACAATGCTGACGTTGAAGTTGCCGACATTTACAACGGCATGATTCGCCACATTGAATACATCTCTGATGCGGATGTGGCTTACGACACAGCCTGCGAAAACCAAGTGGCTTATGGCGAAGGCTATATCCGCATCCTGACTGAGTATTGCGACCCCAATTCGTTCAATCAAGACATCAAGATTGGTCGTATTCGTAATTCTTTTTCCGTTTACATGGACCCGCTGATTCAAGACCCAACTGGCGCAGACGCTAAGTGGTGCTTTATTACTGAGGACATCCCTAAAGCACAGTATGAGCGTGAATATCCCAATTCAGCGCCTATCTCTACTTTGCAATCTTTGGGTGTGGGTGACCAATCAATCAGTAACTGGTTGAATGAAAACACCATCCGTATCGCTGATTACTACTACGTTGATTACGAAAAGCGCACATTGAATTTGTACCCAGGCAACATTACCGCCTTTGAAGGTACGATGGAAGACAAGCAACTCAAAGTCTTGTACGGAAAACCTAAGAACAAGCGTATTGTTCAAGACCCCAAAGTCAAATATTGCAAGATCAACGGATATGAAATCCTTGAAGAAGCAGAATGGGCTGGTAAGTGGATTCCTGTCGTTCGTATCGTAGGAAACGAATTTGAAGTTGACGGACGTTTGTACGTTTCGGGTCTGGTGCGTAACGCCAAAGATGCCCAACGTATGTACAACTACTGGGTTTCTCAAGAAGCAGAGATGCTGGCTCTTGCGCCCAAAGCTCCGTTTATTGGTTATGGCGGTCAGTTTGAAGGCTATGAAGACAAGTGGAAGACAGCCAACACCAATAACTGGCCTTACCTAGAGGTAAACCCTGACGTTACTGATGGTCAAGGCGCTGTGCTGCCACTCCCCGCAAGGGCGCAACCACCAATGGCTTCTAGCGGTCTGCTTCAAGCCAAGGCTGGTGCATCAGAAGACATCAAATCCACAACGGGTCAATACAACGCCTCGTTGGGCATGGGTTCCAATGAGCGTTCTGGCAAAGCTATTCTTGCGCGTCAGCGTGAGGGTGATGTTGGAACATACCATTATGGTGACAACTTAGCCCGTGGCGTTCGTCATATTGCCCGTCAATTGATTGACTTGATTCCCAAAATCTACGACACAGAGCGCATTGCCCGTGTGATCGGTGAAGATGGCGAAACAAAGATGGCAAAGATCAACCCTGATCAACAAGAGCCAGTTAAGAAAATCGTGGATGAAATGGGCGTTGTGATTGAGAAAATCTACAACCCTAGCGTTGGTAAATACGATGTCGTGGCAACAACAGGGCCTGGCTACGCGACTAAACGCCAAGAGGCGTTGGAGGCTATGGCTCAACTGCTTCAGGGTAATCCCCAACTGTGGACTGTGGCGGGTGATCTGTTCGTTAAGAACATGGATTGGCCTGGCGCACAAGAAATGGCTGAACGCTTTAAAAAGACAATTGACCCGCAGATTCTTGCCAGCAACGACAAATCTCCTGAACTGCAAGCGGCTGAACAACAAATTCAAGCGATGGGGCAAGAGATGGAAGCCATGCACAACATGATTAACAATGTTGGTAAGTCTATTGAAGTTCAGGAAATGCAACGCAAAGACTTTGAGGCACAAGTCAAGGCGTTTGATGCTGAAACCAAACGTCTAACCGCTGTTCAAGCCAGTATGTCGCCAGAACAAATCCAAGAAATTGTCTTGGGTACGGTTCACGGAATGATCACTTCGGGTGATTTGATGGCAGAAATGCCAAGCCAAGACATTGATATTGGCCCAGAAATGACGCCTGAACAAATGCAAGAAATGCAACAAGGTATGCCACCTGAAGGAATGCCACAATGAACGCTTCTCAACTTATAGGTTTGCTTTTTTTGGGTCGTAACGTGGCTCATTCTGTTCACTTGAACACCCGCAGTTACAGCAAACACAAAGCATTAGGTCACTTTTATGAAGATGTGATTGAATTGGCTGACAAGTTTGCTGAAGCCTACCAAGGCCGTCACGGTTTGGTCGGCGCTATTGCAATCCCTGCAACCAAGAAAACAGCCAACATTATTGATTTTCTTCAAGGTCAGATTGATGAGATTGAAAAGGGGCGCTACGATGTTTGTGAAAAGACAGACACCCCAATTCAAAACATTATTGATGAAATTGTTGGCTTGTACCTGTCCACCCTGTACAAATTAAGGTTCTTAGCATGACCGTAGTTGTAACCCACACCACCCCCGCTGATAGTTCGTTTAGTTCTACTGGCGCTGCGGCGTGGAACGCTGACCATGCGCTGTCAGGCGTGGGGACTATGGCTGAACAAGATGCCAATGCCGTAGCAATCACAGGCGGTACGATCAACGGCGCTACAGTAGGCGCTACAACCCCTGCTGCTGGTACGTTTACTACGTTAACTGCAACTGGTCAGACAAACCTTGGAACTGCGTCAGCAAACTACATGAGAGTTGTTGGTGCTTCTGCTGGCTTTCAACCAATTATTTCTGTCCAAGGTTCTGATACTAACGTTGGCCCTGTGTTTACTTCAAGAGGCACAGGAAGCATAGATTTTTATACGCAAAACGTTGGGGCAAGACAGTTTTCTGTAGCCAATACCAGCTCTGCTGTGAACTACGTACAGGTTACTGGTGCTTCAACAGGTAATGCTGTTCAACTTTCTGCTCAAGGAAGTAACACAAACATCCCCCTAGTCCTTCAACCAAAAGGCACAGGAGCCTTACAAGCCCAACAGACAGACTCTACAGCCACAGGTGGTAATGCTAGGGGTGCTAATGCTGTTGATTGGCAGATGAGCAGGACTGGTGCAACTCAGGTCGCTAATGGTTTAGCCGCTGTAATTGCTGGCGGTGTACAAAATACATCTTCCAATAATTACTCAGTTGTATGTGGTGGAACGGGCAATACTGCTTCAGGCCCAGCAGCCGTAGTTACTGGCGGTCAAAACTCTACCGCATCAAGCACATATTCTGTTGCGGCTGGCGGTGGTAATGTTGCATCAGGCTATGCAAGTGTTGCAGCAGGTGGTTACGGAAATACTGCCGCAGGAACTTTTAATTTTGTAGGCGGCGGATACATAAATAGTGCAAACGCTCTTGCCGCAGTAACTACACAGTCTGGCACGATGAATGGCACTACAGCGGTCACGTTGTCAGGTTCTAACGCAAACATTAAAGTTGGGCAGTCTGTTGTAGGTACTTCTATTGCTTCGTTTACCTACGTTGCAGCCATCAGCGGTACATCCCTGACGCTATCTCAAGCAGCTAGTGGCTCATCAACATCAACCCTATCTTTCTTCACCCCTCACGGAGTAGTAGTAGGTGGAGGTAACAACCAAGCCACAGGCTCTTACAGTTTCATCGGTGGTGGTGGTGACGCTGGTACTGCTGCTAATAGGAACGTGGCTAGTGGGGATTGGTCTACTGTTGCGGGTGGGCGTGGAAATACTGCTTCGGCAATTGGCGCATTTGTTGGTGGCGGTGGCATACAAACAGGGTTTTCAGGTGGAAATACTGCGTCTGGTGAAGCAAGCACTATTTCTGGCGGGTTTGGAAATACTGCATCAAACATTGGCGCAACTGTTGTTGGTGGCTATCAAAATACCGCAAGTGGCAGCTATTCAACGATTCTTGGGCGATATGGCGCAACAAGAGGAATTAGCGGGTTTATTTCGTTTTCTGCATCTAATGCCCCAATAAATAATACACAAGGTATGGTTCAAGCAGGAATGCTTGTACTTAGCCGACAGACCACAGACGCAACTCCAACTATTTTATGTTCTGAAGTAAGCAGCCCTTCCACAACCAACCAAGTAATCCTACCCAACAACTCAGCCTATTATTTCAGAGGAACTGTGGTTGCTGGTGTAACTGGTGGTGGAAACACTAAAGGCTGGACAATCGAAGGTGTCATCAAACGTGGCGCTAACGCTGCTTCTACGACCGTTGTAGGCGTCACAGTCATGTCTCCATTTGCTGACGTAGGCGCTGCCACATGGACTATCGCAGCCGCAGCAGACACCACCAATGGCGGTTTAGCTATCACTTTCACAGGTCAGGCGGGGACAACCATTCGCGCCGTGGCCCGTTTGGAAACTACAGAAATGACTTTTTAAGGAAAATTAACATGGCTTTACGCATTACAGCAATCAATTCCACGAACGGACAGCCTGAGACTCAAGCCTACGCTCGTATCACTAACTTCTTCGGTACTAAAGACCAAATCCAAGTACAAGTGGAAGTTCATGCTACTGAGGCTGCTCGTCAGCAAGGTTGGCCTTCGGTTGCACAACACGCCCACTACATCAACATGGAAGACCTATCAGGTGACTTAATCCCTGCTATGTATTCCGTGTTGAAGACTCTGACTGTGTACCAAGGCGCTGAGGACGTATAAGATATGGCACTCATTAAATCAGTAGACACAGACTTCGGTATTCCAGCGACATATTGGAACATCGGAGCAGTACAGGAAGACTTCAAAGGCCAAGGCACTGAAGTTACCTTCTACGGCTACGCATCCAAGGAAGCCCGTGATGCAGGTAAGCAACCCTTGAGCGCAGGTAAGGTTCAACTGTCAGGCGCTGAATACGTTGCTGGTGCTGATCGTGCTGCCTTGTACGCCATCATCAAGCAAAAGCCTGAGTTTGAAGGTGCGGAGGACGCATGAGCGGCGGTCCTTTTTTTGAAGGTTCTTTCTTCAGTGGTGGATTTTTTGAAGCTATTGAGGCATACTTAGACGAATTGGTAGTTAAAATTCGGTCATTCACCGAACGAAGGAGATTTTGATGGCTATTTCCCTAAAAGCAGTTACGTCAACAATGGGTTATCAGCAGATAACCAGCTTGAGCGCTTCTACTGCCCTGACTGTCCCGCAAAAAGATTTAAACGGTTTGGCTGGAACTCCTCGTATCGCAATCATTACCCCTGAAACACAAGGTGTGCGTTGGCGCGATGACGGTGTTGCCCCTACCGCAACCGTTGGTATGCCATTGGCTGCTGGCGTTACTTTGCAGTATGACGGTGATCTTTCACAAATCCGATTTATTGAGCAGACTGCAAGCGCAAAGCTCAACGTCACTTACTACTCATAAGAGGCCAAAATGAACATCTCTAACGATACGCCAGCAACAAATTACGTTGAGTATTTCACTAAGCAATTGCCTGTTGACCTAGCCAACATGGCGGCTTTGCGTGACGAATTGGCTGTGCGCCAAGGTGCTTTATCAGCCGCGCAAGATGCGTTGGCAGATCGTACCGCCGCCGCCGCCCAATTAAAAGCCGCGCAAGACGAAGCCGCCGCTATCTTGGCAGACGCAAAAGCAGAAGTTGATGCCGCTAAGACTAAAACAGCAGAAGTCAAAGCCCGTGAAAAAGCCTTGGATGACCAACTAAAAGCGTTTGGTGCATCCAGCACTGAGCGTGAAGCTATCTTGGCAAGTCGGGAAAAAGCCGCTGATGCGCGTGATGCCGCAGCAGAGAAAACCCAAGCTAACCTAACCGCATTGGCGGCTAAGTTGGCGGCAGACCAATCTGCACTTGATGAACGTGTTAAAACTTTCCAAAACAAAGTTGCCGCATTGAGTGCATAATCCACAAAAAACTGTACTGGTGCAGAACATCAGGGAATCTTAGGATTCAAAAATGACTGAAGAAGTCCAAAACCTAGCGGAAGTTGACTCCGCGCCATCTCCTGAAGTGACGACCACTCCTGAGAATGTAGAACAAAAGTCGGTAGTTGCTGATGAAAGCACCGAACAGCCTGTAGAGGAAAAGAAGTACTCGCAAGCTGACATTGATGCAATGATTGGCAAACGCCTCGCAAGAGAGCAACGAAAGTGGGAACGTGAACAAGCGCAACGATCTGTTGAAAGACAAGTCGTGCCAAGTGAGATTCCAACGCCAGACCAGTTTCAATCTCCTAATGACTATGCGGATTTCATCCGTTTAGAGGCAGAGAAATTAGTCCAGCAACGGGAAGCCGCAAAGCAACAGTCGCAAGTTCTAGAGAGCTATCAAGAGCGTGAAGAGATGGCGCGGGATAAATATGATGACTTTGAACAAGTCGCATATAACCCTAACCTACCGATCACAAACGTGATGGCAGAGACGATTCAACATTCAGAAATTGGCCCTGAGTTAGCTTACTATCTCGGAACCAACCCAAAGGATGCGGAACGTATTTCTCGTTTATCGCCTTTCATGCAAGCAAAAGAGATTGGCAAGATTGAGGCTAAGTTAGCCGATAACCCGCCAGTTAAAAAAACGACTTCTGCGCCAGCACCGATTTCGCCTGTTACAGCAAGAACCACTGGTTCACCAGCCTTAGACACTACGGACCCGCGCTCTATCAAGAGTATGACAACTTCGCAGTGGATTGAAGCTGAACGCTTACGACAGACAAAGAAGTGGGAAGCGCAGCGCAACCGCTAATTTTTTTAAAGGACCAAAATGTCTAATAGCATCTTAACCATTGACATGATCACCCGTAAAGCTCTCGAAATTCTTGAGAACAATCTGGTGATCACCCGTAACGTGAACCGCCAGTACGATGACAGCTTTGCTGTTGAAGGCGCAAAAATCGGTTCTACATTACGTATCCGTTTGCCCGACCGCGCTCTGGTAACTGACGGTGCAGCCTTGCAAGTGCAAGATGACAACGAACAGTTCACCACTTTGAGCGTTGCTTCTCAAAAGCACATCGGCGTTAACTTCACTTCTGCTGAATTGACCATGCAATTGGATGATTTCGCAGAGCGCGTGTTGAAGCCTCGTATCAGCCAATTGGCATCTAGCATTGATGCTGACGTTGCTAACTGCTTTAAGAGCATTGGTAACACCGTTGGTACACCTGGCACCACTCCCGCCACTTCTTTGGTTCTGTTGCAAGCTCAACAAAAACTGAACGAAAACGCTGCCGTGATGTCTCCTCGTTACGCAACTGTGAACCCTGCCGCTAACGCTGGCTTGGTTGAAGGCATGAAAGGTCTGTTCAACCCAACAGACACTATCAGCAAGCAGTTCAAGAACGGCATGATGGGTGTGGGCGTGTTGGGCTTTGAAGAAGTCAATATGTCTCAGTCTATCAAGCAGTTCACTACTGGCTCACGCACCGCTACTGGCGGTACTTTGTCAGCCGCTGTGACTTCTGAAGGCGCAACTACTATCGCTATTACTGGCGCTGGTGCTAACGCAACTGTGAAGATTGGCGATGTGTTTACCGTTGCTGATTGCTACGCTGTGAACCCACAAACCCGCGAATCTACTGGTTCGTTGTTCCAGTTCGTGGCTACTGCTGATGTGACCTTGAGTGGCGCTGGCGCAGGTAACGTGACTGTTGCCGCTATGTACTCTGCTGGCAATGCTTTGGCTACCGTGGACGTTCTGCCACAAAGCGGTAAGGCTGTTGTGTTCGTTGGTACAGCATCTACTCAGTACCCACAAAACTTGGTGTACCACAAAGATGCGATCACCTTTGCGACCGCTGACTTGCTGTTGCCACAAGGCGTGGACATGGCTTCTCGCGCTGTTCACAACGGTATCAGCTTGCGTGTTGTGCGTCAGTACGACATCAACAACGACCGTCTGCCTTGCCGTATTGACGTTCTCTACGGCTTCAGCACTATTCGCCCACAAATGGCTTGCCGCCTCTGGGGTTAATTGAAATGGGGCTTCGGCTCCGTTCTTTGTTTCATCTTTTTTAAGGAAATTTATCATGGCACTCCCAAACGGCGCAGGCGGCTATCAAGTCGGTGCAGGTAACCGCGCAGAAACTATCATGGGCGCAATGGCTGCTCCTCAAACAGCTACTGCAACTGCAACTTTGACCGCAGCTCAAATCATCAACCAAATGTTGGTGGCTAACCCTGGCACATCGGCAGCGACTTACACGCTTCCTTTGGGTACAGCAATTGACACCGCAGTTCCTAACGCTATTGTTGGTAGCACTTTTGACTTGTCAATCGTCAACATTGGCACTAGCTCTGGCGCAGTGACTTTGGCTGTTAACACTGGCGTGACTGATGGCGGCAACGCTTTGGTTGCTGTCGCTGTGACAACTAGCCAATTGTTCCGCTTCCGTAAGACTGGTGACGGTACTTACGTTGTGTATCGTCTCGGCTAAACCTAAATGGGGGCTTCGGCTCCCATTTTTAAAGGAAACATCATGCCTAATACAAAACCTGTAGGCGTTGCATTTAGCGACCCTGAACTGACTTCTGGCACAACAATTACTGGCGCAATCATTGACAGCACGTCAAAGGTTTTGTCCAACATTGCCAACGGTTTTACCGCATCTCAACAAGGTGCGACTATTGCCACTACTAGCAACAGCGATGTTTTCGTCATTGCTCCTGCGGCGGGGGTGTTGACTTCTGCTGTGTTTTCGGGTGTAGACGCGCTAGCTGCAAGCGATACCAACTACATTACGTTTTCCATTACCAATCTTGGGACTACGGGTTCTGGCACTGCCGTTATGCTGGCGGCTACCGATGCCAATACAACCAAGACTACTGGTGGAACTGCGTTAACGGCTAACGCCGCACGTACACTATCTATCAACGGTACTGCTGCCAATTTGGTGGTGGCTGCTGGTGATCGTCTGCGTATTCGTGCAGCCGCTTCTGGCACACTTGCTAACACGGTGACGTTCCCCGTCTACCGTCTTAACTTCAGCGTTGCGTAAACTAAACGGGGCTTCGGCCCTGTTTTAAAGGATTCTCATGGGTGTTATTTACATGAAACATGAATTTCATGGTGCTAAAGTAGCTACTATGGAACTTGAAGCTATTGCTGATGAAGCAAATGGATGGGTGCGCTATACTCTTGACACACCTGAAGTTGTTGATGAGGTGGCTCCTGTAAACGTGCTGGAAGTCAAACGCCGTAGAAAATCTGCTGAAGTAATAGCGTAAGGAGCTTCGTCATGGCTACATATACGGCTGGCGATCAAATCAATAGAGCGTTGCGCTTGCTAGGTGTTCTTGCTGAAGGTGAGACCCCTTCTGCCGCCATGTCGCAAGATGCGCTAATGTCCTTGAATCAGATGATTGATTCGTGGAATACAGAACGCCTTTCCGTATTTTGTACCCAAGACCAAACTTTTACTTGGCCTGCTGGTGAATACATCCGCACCCTTGGCCCGTCAGGTAACTTTGTGGGCTTACGCCCTGTCTTGTTGGATGAGGCAACTTACTACCGCGACCCAAGCACTAACGTGTCTTATGGCATTAAGTTCATCAACCAACAACAATACAACGGTATTGCGGTTAAAACAGTCACTAGCACTTATCCGCAAGTAATCTTTGTGAACATGGGGTATCCAGACGTAACAATGTCTATTTACCCCCGCCCAACACGGGACTTGGAATGGCACTTTATTAGTGTTCAAGAGTTAAGCCAACCAGCCACTTTGGTGACTGAGATTCTTTTTCCGCCTGGCTATCTAAGAGCGTTCACATACAACCTAGCAATGGAAATTGCGCCTGAGTACGGCATTGAGCCAAGCCCTCAAGTTCAGCGCATTGCTATGACATCCAAGCGCAACTTGAAGCGCATCAACAACCCTGATGATGTGATGTCCATGCCTTACGCAATTGTGGCAACCCGTCAGCGTTTTAACATCTATGCGGGTAACTACTGATGGATTCCCCAATCCTTGGTTCTTCCTATGTGGCTCGTAGCGTTAACGCTGCGGACAACCGCATGGTTAATTTGTTTCCAGAGATTGTTCCAGAGGCGGGTAAAGAGCCTGCTTTTTTGTCGCGTTGTCCTGGTCTAAGACGCAAATCATCAATTGGCGATGGTCCAATTCGTGGCTTATGGAAAGTCAACGACATCATGTATGCGGTTTCTGGTGATACGTTTTACAAGGTTGAAACGTATGGTCGGACTCGTTTAAAGGGTACAGCTATAGGCACAGTTACAGGCACTGGTCCTGTTTCTATGTCTGACAACGGCACTCAGATTTTCATTGCTTGCAACCCAGATGGGTTTATCTACAACACAAGCACAGAAGTCTTTGCTGAGATCACCGACCCTGACTTTGCTGGCGCTGTAACTGTCGGCTACATTGATGGTTACTTTGTGTTCAACGAACCTAACAGTTCCCGTTTTTGGGTAACTCAGTTGCTTGACGGCACTTCGGTAGACCCGTTGGATTTTGCAAGCGCAGAAGGCGACCCTGATAACTTGGTGTCGTTGATCGTAGACCATCGAGAAATCTGGTTGTTTGGCACTAACTCAACTGAAGTTTGGTATGACGCAGGAACCGCAGATTTTCCTTTGCAGAGAATCCAAGGTGCGTTTAACGAAATTGGTTGTGCCGCGCCTTACTCTGTGGCAAAGGTAGATAACTCTGTTTTTTGGCTAGGCTCTGATGCCCGTGGTCGCGGTATTGTTTACCGTAACAATGGCTACAAAGGTCAGCGCGTATCAACCCATGCTGTTGAGTGGCAAATCCAACAATACACAGATATTTCTGATGCGTTGGCGTACACCTACCAACAAGATGGACACGCTTTTTATGTGTTGATCTTCCCTACGGCTAACACGACATGGGTTTATGACGCATCTACACAAGCGTGGCATGAACGTGCGGGTTGGGACAATGGAGATTTCACCCGCCACCGATCTAACTGCCAAGTGGTCTACAACAATGAAATCATTGTGGGTGACTACGAAAACGGCAATTTGTATGCGTTTGACCTAGAAGATTACACAGATAACGGAGACATCCAAAAGTGGCTTCGTTCTTGGAGAGCGTTGCCAACAGGGACTAACGACCTAAAACGCACATCTCAGCACACGTTGCAGATTGACTGCGAAGCGGGTGTTGGAACGGATACTGGACAAGGTAGCAACCCACAGATGATGTTGCGCTGGTCTGATGACGGTGGTCATACTTGGTCTAACGAACATTGGATGTCAATGGGCAGAATTGGCGAGTATTACAACCGCGCATTTGCTAGACGCATGGGCATGACGCTAAAGTTGCGTGACCGTGTATATGAATTGTCAGGCACAGACCCTGTGAAAATTACAATCATGGGCGCACAACTTAACGTAACGCCTACCAATGCTTGACGCAGCCAACACCAGAATTCCATCTTCACGGGTTCCCGTGGTGGATTCCCTTGGTCAGCTTATGGAGCGTTCTTGGTATCGGTTTTTCACAAACCTATACAACTATTTCATAAGCCTGCCATTTGGGTCTTTTTACGACACAACCAACCAGACTGCGGCGGCAAACACACCTACGGCAATCACGTTTAACACAACTGGTGTAACACGAAACACCACAATTGGAACGCCAACATCTAGGATTGTGTTCAATGCTGAAGGTCTGACAACGGTAACTGCTAGCCTGCAATTCACAAATGCTACAGCGACTGAAGATGCTGTTTATGTTTGGTTGCGTAAGAATGGCGTTGATACTGCCGCCACAGCCAGCACAATTACTGTTCCCAAAAAAGTAGGTGCAGTTGACGGGGCGGCTATTTTGACGGTTAATTTCTTTGAAGAATATGCCGCTGGTGACTATCTTCAGTTGTACTGGCTAACCGTTAGTGGTTCGGCTCAACTAACAACCATTGCCGCTACTACATCTCCTGCCAAGCCAGCATCTCCAAGTGTGGTGCTAACTGTGAGCCAGATCATATGAGCAAGTTGTGGAAACTAGGTAACACAATGGCGTGTTTATCAGTACAATTGCAAAAACTGCAAGCGCAATCAACATCCGCGAGGTGAATCCAATGATTGTCAGAAAAGCCACAGAATCTGATTTGCCTAAGTACATTGTACTAGCAGAGTCGTTTCACATGGCTTCGCCAATGCATGGCGTTATTTGTTTTGACCCAGTTGGATATGGTGAGTTTTTCTCTAAGTCTCTGCTAAACGATTCGGTTGGTATTTGGTTAGCAGAGATAGACAATGAGATTGTTGGCATTTCTGGTGCGGTAATTTATCCAATGTACTTCAACCCTTCAGCATTAGTTGTTCAAGAGTTGTGGTGGTGGCTAACCCCAAAGTCGCGTGGTAGCGGTGCTGGCGGTAAAATGTTTAGACAGATCGAAGAATGGGCTAAAGAACGTGATGCGTCTGCTCTTTTTATGATTGCATTAGAAGACAGCCGCTCAAAAAAAATGGAAAAACTTTATCTTCGTGCAGGGTTTAAGCCTATGGAACGCACATTTATAAAAGAGGTCATGACATGGCAGTAGGAACTGGAACCGCAATTTTGGCAGGAACTATTGGTGGGGCAATGCTTGGTGGCAGTGCCGCCAAAAGCGCAGCAAGAACGCAAGCTGATGCCGCAAATCGTGCCGCCCAACTTCAGCAAGAACAATTTGAGCGCCAAATTGAATTGCAAGCGCCTTATCGCCAAGCGGGAGAACGCGCCCTTGGTAAACTTGAATTGGCTTCTGAGTACACCCCATTTGGGATGCAACAGTTTCAACAAGACCCAGGCTATGCTTTCCGTTTAGCAGAAGGTCAAAAAGCACTTCAGCAATCAGCGGCGGCGCGTGGTGGATTGATTTCTGGAAACGCTTTAAAAGCCGCTACCCGTTACGGTCAGGACATGGGTTCGCAAGAATACATGAACGCATTTAACCGTTACCAAACTGAGCGCAACGCACGCCTCAATCCTTTGCAATCATTGGCTGGCCTTGGTCAAACTTCAGTCAATCAACTTGGCGCGGCTGGTCAAAACTATGCCAACAATGCTGGTCAAGCCATTGGCGCGGCTGGTCAAGCAACAGCGTCTGGATACATGGGCGTGGCAAATGCTGCCAACCAAGGGTTCAACCAATATTTAAACTACAACCAAAACCAAGCCACAAATTCTTTATTGCAACAAGCGTTAAACAATAGAGGTAATAACTCTTTAATGAGCGAACCATATTCAGGTTATAACGCTGAAATTGGAATAAGATAAGGAAAAAACATGGCACTCGTTGACCCAAACATTGCAATGGGGTTCAGACCAACACAGTTTGAACAGCGCAATCCATTGCAGGAATACGCACAAATTCAGCAACTGCAAACTTCGCAATTGCAAAACCAGTTGGCTCGTCAGCAAATGGAGCAAGAACAAGGCGTAATTGACTATTTAAATAAGGCAGACTTGTCAACGCCATATGGTGTTTCAGGTTTAAGCAGATTTGGCAAAACTGGTTTAGGTTACCAAAAGTTACTTACTGAACAACAAACAAATGAGTTGAAGCGTCAAGAACTGAAAGGCAAAGTGCGTGATCAGCAAATGACTGCTCTTGGTACTGGCTTAACTTCTGTTTTAAACGACCCTTCTGACTCTAGCTTAACGGCGGCTTTTGATCGTTTAGATGCAACGGGCGTTGATACTACACGCTTTCGCCAAAGCCTTTTGTCTGAGCCTGATCTTGCAAAACGTAAAGCAGTTATCACGCAGTATGTGACTTCAAATCCAGAAGGTCGCCAAGCCTTAACTTTTGTACAGCCAAAGCCTGAAAAATTTGATTTAAATGGAAAGATTGTCGTTATAGACACAAACCCTAATAGTCCAACATTTAAACAACAAATTCAAGAATTCAAAAAGACAGCAACCATTGCTGATGAGTTTGCGCGTGAGAAGTTTAATTGGGAAAAAGCCAACCCTGGCTTTGAACTTAAAGAAACTGAAAATGGCGACATCGTTGGCGTAAACAAACTTACGGGGCAAGCATTTCCTATAACAATGGGTGGCGCGGCTCCTATGGGTGGAGGTGTTGCACCTACAGCTTCTCCAATGGGTGGAAGCCCAAGAATTCCTGCTAACAATCTAGCCCCAACGCCAGCAAATGTTAATAGATTAACACCAACAAGCTCACAAGTAATCCCAGGCATGAATAGCGTGTTAGACCAACGTGCGCCTGCTACTCCTGTGGCAACTACAACACCACAAATGCCACAAGCTGGTATGCCATTAAAAGGCCCGCGCAAAGAAGCGCCAGTTAAATTTAATGACACGGATATGCAATTGGCGGGATTGGCTGGTTCGCTTAAAGAATTTAAAGACGAAGTTGGCAAGAATTTATTTACAAGTGCAAAGTTCTTACCAACTGGCGCAGATACAGCTAGGATGCAAGCTAAGTACACATCTTTGTTGATGGGTGTGAAAGATTTGTACACGCTTGGCGCGTTGGCTGGTCCTGACATGGCAATTATTGAATCTCAACTTACAAACCCTGCTTCTTGGTCTGGAAAGTTCACAACCAAAAAAGGTTTTGAAGAGCAAATTCAAGTCATTGAAGAAATGCTAAAGCGTAGCGCAACAAACGTAGAAAACACCTATGGTCGCGTACCTAGAGCAACTAGAGAAGCTCTTAAAGGATTGCCAAGCGCATCTGACAATGACCCACTTGGTTTGCTGAATAAGCCAGGAAAATAAATATGGCAACGCTTGTTGAGTTCCGCGCTAAATATCCTCAGTACAACGAAATGCCAGACTTGGCATTGGCTAACTCTTTGCATGAAAAGTTTTATGCGAATATGCCAAAGGAAGACTTTTTTAAGTCAATTGCACTTAGCCCTTCGGCGCTAATCCCTGACAACGCAAGCATGATTACTCTGCCAAAGACAGAGCGATCAATGCAAGATCGTGTTATGGGCGTTGTTGAAACTCCTGCCATCATTGCGGGCAATGTGGGTCGTGCTATTGCTACGCCAGTTGCTAAGATGTTTGGCGAAGCTGTTGCAGGCTATGGCACTCCACAAGGTAGAGCCGCTGGCGAACAAGCCGCAAGGACTGTTGCTAGTCAGTTCTATCAGCCTCGCACAGAAACTGGACAAGAGATTGTGCAAACAGTTGGCAATGTTTTGGGTGCTATTCCACCTACACCATTGACTAGCGCAGGCGTTGCATTAAGCACATTAACCCCTGCGGCGGCTAATCAACTTCGTTCTGTTGTTGTGCCTGCTGTTAAACAAGCAACTACGCCAGCCGCTAATGCTTTGGCTAAAGTTGTTCAGCGTGAGCAAACCCCTGCAATGCAAGGTATGGGCGCTGCTGAGACATCTGAGCAATTGATGCGTGAAGAGCGCCTACAACGTCTTGGCATCCCTGCTACAGCGGGTGAGCGTACCAAGTCCTTGGCTCAACAACAGTTTGAATCTGATGTTGCGCGTGGTGCTATTTCTGGCATTGGTGAAGAAGAGAAGACTAAGTTGGCTGAAAGAATGCGTAACTTTAAAGTCAACCAAAAGCAAGCCATCACTAATAACTTTGAACGCATGACCCAAGAAGTTGGTGCTGAAGTTGCCGACCCAACGCAATTGCGTCAAGTTGGTCGTGTGGTTGACAAAGCCTTGAATGATGCGTACACCAAGAAGTACGATAACTATAAGGCTCTTTACAAGCAAGCTGACGAATCAGGTGAGACATTGCAACCTGTGTCCTATCAGCCTTTGCTTGACCTGATCAACAGCAAGACACCAACAATGCGCCAGAAGCTAGACCCAATCCTAGATTCTGTGGCTGAATCGTTGGCTATGAACGACCCTGACAAAACAGGAACTATTACTGTTCGTGCGTTGGAAGACATTTACCAACAGATCAACCAAGTCAAAGATTCACCTAACGCTAGTAAATTGAAATCTACCATTACCCAAATGGGTGAAGGTGCTGGTGGTGAACTTTACCAAGCTGCCCGCTCTGCTAGAGCGCAGTTGGCTAAAGAGTTTGAAGACGTATCCCGTGTTGACAAGTTGTTAGGCACTAAGGCTGGTTACAAAGACCGCCGAGTTGCTTTGGATGATGTGTTCAAACACGTTGTGTTGGATGGTTCTTTGGAAGAAATGAGAACTGTTACTCAGTTGCTGAAAAAAGCAGGTCCAGAAGGTCGCCAAGCCTATGCTGAGTTGCAAGGTCAAACTATTCAACACATGAAAGAATTGCTGACAAAAGGCGATCAGTTGTCTTTTAGGAACCTGAATACTATAGTCAATCAGTTGGATTCAGAAGACAAATTGGCGTATATGTTTGGCAAGACAGGCCGTGACCAGATCATGGATTTGCGTGATGCAATCAAAGATGTGGTGGTCAAAGAGCCTGGCGCTGTAAACTACCCTAACACGGCTGGTGCTGTGCTTCGTGGTTTGGAAGCTTTGGACAAGTTGCCAATTAAAGTTCCTCTTGCTAAAACAGCGGCTGAGTTTGCAAGAACCCGTCAGGTTAAAGGTCAAGTTGAAGAAGCATTAAAGCAACCAAACAAGTTAGCCCCTGCTTCATCATCCGTCAATTCTCTTGCCCCATAATGTCTCAAGGATAAAAAATGGCATCACTATCACCCCCACCAAAGCTACAGTTCTTCGGGACTGATGGTTTGCCACTTGTTGGCGGTAAGTTGTACACCTATGCGGCTGGCACAACTACGCCATTGGCTACTTATGTAGACCACACTGGCACGACCACCAACACCAACCCTGTTATCTTGGATTCTAATGGGCAGGCAAACGTGTGGTTGCCTGAGACAACTAGCTTCAAGTACATTCTCAAAACAGCCGCTGAAACAACGCTGTACACGGTTGACTATGTGTCAATCCCGCTGACAACCAACTCGTTTGCTTCGCCTCCTCCAATTGGAGATGACGTACCAAACTCTGCGACCTTTACGACCCTGAACGTCACTGGCAACGCCATTTTTGAAAGTACCGCTGACTTTACAGAAGATGTGACGTTTGATGGTTTAGTTACTGCTGTGCTAACTAATGCTACAGGTCTACCTTTGACCACAGGCGTCACAGGCACTCTTCCAGTTGCTAATGGTGGCACAGGCGCTGCTACATTGACCGCCAACAATGTTTTGTTAGGTAACGGCACAAGTGCGGTGCAAGTTGTAGCTCCTAGCACCAATGGCAATGTGCTGACTTCTAACGGCACTACTTGGGTTTCATCCGCCGCGCCGTCTGGCGGCGCTAAAGGACAAGCATTTACTAGCAACGGCACATTCACAATTCCTACTGGCGTAACATCAGTTAAGGTTACTGTAGTAGGTGGCGGTGGCGCTGGCGGCTCAGTTTCTGGAAGTAATGCCTACGCTGCTGGTGGTGGAGGGGCTGGAGGAGCCGCAGTTAAATTTCTTACCAGTTTAACTCCTGGCAATACTTTGGCGGTTACTGTAGGAACCGCTGGTAATACATCAAGTGTTGCTTCTGGAACTCAAACCATCACTACTATTTCTGCTACAGGTGGCAGCGCAGGTGGCAATAACGGCGGCGCGGGCGGTACGGGCGGTCTTGGCTCCAATGGTGATTTAAACATTGGTGGCGGTGGCGGTAATGGCGGTGTTTACGGCGAAGAAGCTATTTACATTGGCTACCACGGCGGCGCAGGTGGAAACAGTATTTTTGGTGGTGGTGGCGCAGGTTTAGGCGACATTTCAACCCCATCTAACGGCGCAGCAGGCCGCGCTTACGGTGGCGGTGGCGGCGGTGCTGTCAGCAGTTACGGTGGCGGCGGTGGCTCCTATTCTGGTGGTGCTGGCGCAGCAGGCGTTGTTCTTTTTGAGTGGTAATAAATATGCAAGCACTTATTTCAACCATTGAACCTGTAAAAACAGGCTACCGCGTTGCTCAAGTTGAGCCTGACGCAAATATTTTTCCAGTAGCAAACGATTTGTTTTGGTTGTCTTGCGCTGACGATGTTGTTGCGGATAAATTTTGGTACGACCCATCTGACCAAATGATTAAAGCAATTCCAGAACCTGTGCTGTCTGCTCGCCCAATATCCCATCGTGATCAAACAGTCTAATGAGTGATTCTGTGGAAACAAAGTTGGCGGTGCATGAAGCCATCTGTGCAGAGCGTTACAGCCGCATAGATGGTCAGCTTACGTCTGGCGAAAAGCGCATGGCTAAGATTGAATATCTGCTGTATGCGGTAATCATTGTTGTGTTGCTTGGTCCTGGCGTGGGCGCAGAGTTTTTCAAGCATTTGTTTAGACTCTAAGATGTGGACCCGATTAGTCTCCTTCTTATGGCAAGTTCGGCTGTCAAAGCCATATCTACGACTTGTCAATATTTGTCACAAGGTAAGGCTGAAATTGGAAAATTCAAAAAACAAATTGAAGGTGGAGTTGCGGACGCTAAAGCGATCTATGCAGAAGTCACTGGAATCTGGGGATGGATTAAAGGTCTATTGGGAACGCCTAATAAGCCTGTTGGAAGCCCTAGTCCCAAGCAAGAAGCCCCCAAACCATCCGAGAAAAAATCCAAGCGAGAGCCAGAACAAGAACTAAGTTTTGAGGAATTCCAAACAAGAGCCGTACACGACATTTGCGAAAACTTGAAGATTTACTTTGAAGCCATGAGGCATCTCAAAGCACACTGCCGAGAACTAGACAAGTTGGCATTGACCACCGACAAAGTTGCCGATAGTGCGATTGACCGTATTGAAATTCAATGGCAAATGAACCAGTTGTCTGCTCAGTTAAAGCAAGCAATGATCTACGGAACGCCTGAATCTTTAGGGCTAGGTTCAATGTACAAAGAGTTTCTAGCTAAGTATGATGAAATCTTAGAGGAACAAGAAGTTGCGCGTGAACTGAAGGCAAAGAAAGAACGGGATAACCGATGGCGACTAGAACACCGCAGAGAAATTCTGGTAGCCAAGGTGACTTACGTAATAGCCGCGAGTCTAGGGTTTCTGCAACTGATTGGAATGTATTTCACTCTATGAAGGAATTTTGGTTTTGGGTAGCTATTGTCACGCTCATCATTTTTTGTTTGATGGGGCTATCCTTTGCCATAATTCATGTCAACAAGCAGATCACCAAGGCTGAAGCCATTTTGCAACGCGCAGAGCAACTAGAGAAGAAACGCTCAAAGCTAGAACCTAAGAAGGACGAATGATGTTACCAATAGTCGCTGGAATTGTTGCCAACCTAATCAACAACGGAATGCACAAGGTCGCTGACCAAGTGGTTGAAAAGGGCGTAGATGCTGTTCAACAAAAGCTAGGCATGGAACTAAAGCCTGAAGGTGAAGCTACTCCTGAGTACAACGCTAAGTTGCAGGAAGAGGCTAACCGTCATTCTGAATTCATGGCTGCGCTTGACGAAAAGTCTACCCAACGCGCTACGGATATGTATATGAACGATGACAGCACTAAGCGGTTTACACAAGCCTATGCGTGGTTTTTGTCGGTGGTGTCGTTCTTGTATTTCTTTATGGTGTCGTTTATGCCCATTGAGAACCGTAACCGCGACTTCATCAACATTATTTTGGGTTTCCTGATTGGCACAGCGGTGAACAGTTTGATTCGTTTCTTCTACGGCAGTAGCAACAAGAGCCAAGAGGCTGTTGACCAGAAACAGAAAGAACAGCAATGACACCAGACAGTTCTTTACTCTTAGCGGCAGGCGTTAAAGACCCTGCCAAGTGGCTTCAGGCCGTGATTGATACTTGTGTTGAGTTTGAGATCAACACCCCCCAAAGGATTGCAGGATTCTTAGCCCAGACTTCCCATGAATCTGGTGGCTACACAATGTTGACAGAAAACCTAAACTACCGCGCTGCCACACTAGCGGCTTGTTGGCCTAATCGTTTTGCTGTCATGGGCGCTGATAAAAAGCCAATCAAAGAGAACGGCAAGTTAGTGCCTACTGCTGTGGCAAACAGCATAGCTGGTAAGCCTGAACTTATCGCCAACTTGGTTTACAGCGGTCGTATGGGCAACGGGCCTGCTGAATCTGGTGAGGGGTGGTTGTACAGGGGAAGAGGTCTGAAGCAACTCACGGGCAAATTTAACTACACCAAATGCTCAGAGGCGCTTGGTGTTGACTTAGTGGGTAACCCTGATCTGTTGCTTGAGCCAACCTATGCTGCCCGTTCTGCGGGATGGTTTTGGAAGACCAACAACCTTTCCGCTTTTGCCGACAACAATGACATTCTTGGCATGACTAAGAAGATCAATGGCGGGACAATTGGTCTTGCAGACCGCCAAGCTAAATACGACAAATGCCTAAAGGCTATGGGCTAATCGTCTAGCGCGACAAGCAATGTGGTTACTAGGGCAAACACGCCTATAAACATTGTTGCGCCTAGAAAAAGAATAGAAACTAACAGCGTGATGTTATCCATGTCGGTGTTCTTTTGCCTCGCCTAAAGTTTGAAAATATCTATCGCACACCTTGCACCGCCAGAGCCTTTGTTCTCTGATACGGGCAAGGTTGTGGTGTTTAATGACTCTTGAATCTCCCCGATAGCTTGTCACGGGTAAGATGTTTTTGGGTAGGTTTAAGCTCTTCATTTGTGCTTATAAAATAATCTAAATTGGCATTTTCGTGCTTAATCTTTATTCTTGCCACAAGTCGTTTGACCAACTTTTCGTCTGGTTTAGGCCAAGGTGCATTGGGTGCTAGAACTGTTTTCACCAGAAAATCCAATCTACAAGAAAAGCAAACAAGATCATGCCTGCAAGGATGTGAAAGTCCGTTATTTCAAACATGGCATTTTCTCCAAATAGGCATTGGGCGCATATGTCCTGTTTTTGAGTTGCCGTAGCCAACACGCTCAATTGTGTTTGCCCTAACTGCTTTGTTGATGACAGCGCCCCAAGACCTGTTATCTGGTGGCGAATCAAGGCCAACTTGCTCTGCCCAAAGCCTTACGTCTTCAGTCATAAATTCATTGCCAAGCCAAGCAAACTCTTGGAGTTTTTCATAAGCTCTAGTAGACCAGCCAGGCGCAACTCTATCTGCATGGTCAACAGCTTGGTTCATTCCGCGCTCTGCGCCATCTCTTGCGTTTGTGTAGTTCATATCGTTTCCTATGCAAAAAAGGAGGGGCTACTTGTCAAGGCAACTGCAAAGTGCTGACTTTCACCCCGAAGATTAAATTGCGTTTGGGTTGTGTGTGTGGTACTTAGATGCTGCATTGCAATAAGCCATGTACGCATCTTCTTTGTTGTCGTATCTGCCAAGTGCAATCGTTTTGTACTTGTGCTGAATACAGGAAAACCATTTTTTCTTTTGTGAATCCCAACTAACACCTTTGTAACCAGACTTGTTGTTTTTTTGTTTTTCTTTGTTTTCTTGATTTTGTTTTTTACTTACAACGCGCAAATTTGCAATTCTGTTGTCTGTTGGAATGCGGTTAATGTGATCTATGTATTCAGGAAGTTCTCCATAAACATAAAGCCATGCCAAACGATGCGTAAGGTAAAGTTTTTTGTTTATGTTAATTCTGAAATAACCTTGACCACAATGTCCAGCAACAGTACCAGCTTGGCATTTACCGCGCCTTACTTTGTTGATAAAAATTCCAGTTTCGGGGTTGTAATCAAACAACTCTTTTAAACGCTCTTGCGTAACCATGATGAACCTTTCATGAGTGAACCTGTTTAAAGTTAGCAAGGGGGAGGTTCAATCCCCCCTGTCCTCCGTCGAGTTAGCTAAAAATCATTGTAGATCAGAAATCAATGTCTTCAAAATCGGATGATTTGTTTGATTTGCCAGCATCATCTTTTGGGGTGAAAAGATAACTCCACCCTGACCATCCACCCTCTACAAGTGGAATGCTATCCAACTTCAACATCGGACCTTTCTTAGTCTCAATGACGCTACCAATGCGTTGGTAACGCACCTTCTCTTGTCCGTCTTTCTGATACGTTCCTGCGCGGACAGTCACTTCATAGATTGTTGCCATGTTTTTCTTTCAATTCATTTAGTTTCGTAATTTTGCCATCCAGTTCTGTGAGGAACTTTTTGACTTCTTCTTCAAGCATTTGAATGTAAGCATCGTCACGGGGTACGCGCTTTACAAACAACTGAAGTCCATTTGACATCCGTGGGTCAAAACTCACAAAGTCACACCAGCTACGCTCTGTGCAAGCCATCTGCCATTGCATCTGTGTGATGTATTTACTTGGCACAGTTTGGCTCAACAAAGTGTCAATATGCGTTGCCGTGTTGGGACACTTGATCTCAAGCATTCCATCGTCACCCACCAACCCATCAGGAGAAGCACCAGAGGCTTCAATTGTTGGATGGGTAATCATGGCAACCTCATCAACTAAAACGTCAGCATGGGCTTCGTATGCCGCCCTAGCCAATGGTTCAGTTTCAGTACCCCATTGCATAGCTGCGTTAGTAAACGACTCCCCAACTGTGCCTGTCATGCGCTCACAAACCAACTGAGCCATGTAGTTGTCACGGCTGGTGGAGTAACCTGTCTTGGTCTTTGCAATAACGTCAGCAACCCGTGAGGCAGTTACTTTTCCAAGCCTTTGGGCAAACCATTCTGGTGAACCTTGTTCAATCATTTCAAACTCGCTTTCTTTTCATCTTTGACCGCAATAACTTTCTTTTGCCAGTTAGCGTCTGTGCCGCAGGCTTTGTAAGCAGCTTGATAGGCGGCTTTAAGCGTTGTTTCGTCAGTTGCGTCTTGGATTGCTAACAGGTGATCTGCCATCAGGTTGGAATCCACCACAGTCTTTTCAGGGCGTGACGCTTTGTTGCCATCGTCATCTTCTGGGGCAATACCACAAGCCGCCATAAGCGAACCCCTACGGGCATAGGTCAAGGCGCTCATGTGACCTTGTGGGTCTGCTTTGCTTGCAGGAAAGTGAAGAATTCCACACTCAAGCATTTCGCCTGATTCATGCACAAACATGGTTTCAATCATTACGCCTGTTGGACAGTCATAAGATTTTTGAACCAAGGCAATCCCATTGTTGTTTAGCGCGTCAATCACTGCCTCAACGCAAGCTGACAAATCAGCGTACTTAGAACGGAAGTGAGGATTGGTAGAAGTCTTAAGCGCAGGGCCAAAGGCTTTTTGTGCCTTAACCAAAGCAGAGGCGATGTTTTTCATAGTGTTTCCTTAAAAGGTGTAGCGTGGGCCACAAGTGACTTCAACAACTGTTTCAACTGAGTAACCAGCAATCTTACGTTTGGCATAGATTGGAATGGCTCTGAGTCCTGCTGTTTCACATTGCTTGATGGCATCAATGACTTCATTACGACCCATTGATTGAACCCGTGGGTCAACAATCAATTCTTGATTTGGTTGCTCATAACGTGGCTCTTGACGAGGCTCATATTTGACTTCTTGGTAAGCAGGCTGTTTGTTTGATGAGCAAGCCGCTAAGAATAGAGATAAAAACAAAACGTATTTCATGTTTAACCTCCAAACACAATCATTGCCACAATGAAACCTGCGGCAAACGAATAGATGATGTTTAGCCACTTTTCGTAGTCATGGGTGTGTTCTTCCATCCAATCACCTTGCTGAAGACGTTGAATGTCCTCTACGTTATCGGGAAATGCTTCTTCGAGAGTGCGTGGAAATGTGCGGGTTGTTTCGTTGAGTTTCATGTTTGCTCCTTATTTGACTAACAAATTGGAAGCCAAAACTTCAGCCTTGAAAGCGCGTTTACTGCACTCGCTAAAGTCCAATCCACTAGAACACATTTGATCAAACACCTTACGAGCGTGATCAATTGTGCAGTTGAGAATTTTTTGAATTTCTAAAATGTGTGACATATCGTTTCCTAAGTTACCGCTTGCGTTGCGCTACGGGATGTTGTCAGTATATCTAGATTTCTAGACAAAACACAACAAACACAAAAAAACTTGCAAAGTGTTGCTTTTTTGTCTAAAAATGTAGACAATAGACAAATGGACATTCAATCAATTATTAACAAGGCAGGCTCACAGAGTGAGCTTGCGCGTCTGCTTGGCGTGAAGCGAACGACTGTATGGCTATGGAAAAAGAACGGCAAGATTCCACAGTCTCGCGTTTGGCAGATACAACTCAACCACCCCCAACTTTTGAAAGACATTAAATGAGTTACGCAGACCTAGAAATGAAAGTCATCCAATGGGGTGAGGCCCGTGGGATTGTGCAAAACTCAACCGCCGCTGCCCAGGCGATCAAGACGCAAGAGGAACTAGACGAACTGGTTGATGCGTTGCGTAACAACGACAAGGCGGCTATTGCAGATGCTTATGGCGACATTCTGGTGACGCTAATCATGGGGTGCGCCATTGTTGACCTAGACCTAGTGTCTTGTTTGGAGGGCGCTTACAACGAGATCAAAGATCGCAAGGGCTATCTCAACAAAGACGGCTTGTTTATTAAGGAAGCATGATGGAAGCGTTTATTGGCTTTGCTTGCTTTGCCGCTTGGTTAACCCACATCTTCACTTGCTTTGCACATGGCTTCTGGGGCTTCTTGGTGGCTGGCGCTATCTTTTTCCCCATTGGGATTCTCCACGGGTTTTACTTGTGGTTCAATTGATGGTATGATTTTTTGAAACAGGGCTAGGTCAGAAGTAATTAGCTGACCGAAAAGCGTACTCCCCGCCTGCCTGTGTTTCTTTCTGGGAGTTTGCGGAGAAGCCTTATGGCAAAAAAGACCTATGCTGAAAAGCTAAAAGACCCACGTTGGCAAAAGAAACGTCTTGAAGTTCTTGACGATAATGAATTCACTTGTCAATCTTGTGGAGACACACAATCAACACTTCATGTTCATCACAAGATGTATGCCAAAGGCAAAGAGCCTTGGGAATACCAATTAGACCAATACGCGGTTCTATGTGAAATCTGCCATGAAATTGAACATTCAAAAGACTTTGATGTGTTTTTTGAAGTTATGTCTAGGCTTAATGTTGATGGGCCTTACAACAAAGAAGAAATTTCTTACATAGTCGCTGGATTTATTGGCTTAGATGTGAATCCACAAGCGCCTTTGCATAAATTTTTGTTCAACAAAGGACAAGATTTGTCTGATGATTATTGGAGCTGGTTGAAGGAGTTGCAAAAATGAAACGCCCTTCATTTCAGTTTTACCCAAGCGATTGGCTTAGAGACACGGCTTTGCGTTCTTGTTCAACAGGTGCGCGAGGTTTGTGGATGGACATGATTTGCTTTATGCACGAAGGAACGCCTTACGGACACTTAAAGGTTGGAGATAAGGTTATCCTTCCATCAAACCTTGCTCGTATGGTTGGGGATAGTGCAGAGGTTGTCGCTGATTGGCTTTTGGAACTTTCGCAGGCTGGTGTGTATGAAACAACTGACGAAGGTGTGATTTACTCAAAACGCATGATTCGTGATGAAAACCTACGCCAGATAAGGGCTGCTGGTGGTTCTAAGGGTGGAAATCCTGCTTTGATGGATAAGGGTAAGGTTAACCTTGATGATAAGCAAAAACCAACCCCTTCATCTACATCTGCATCTACATCTTCTAAAAAGAAAACAGCAACTAGCGTTGCTTGTCCTGATTCTGTTAATCAGCAAGTTTGGAATGATTGGTTGATAGTTCGCAAAGGCAAAGGCGCTAAGTCTTTGACAGAAACAGCTTGGACTAGATTTACCAACCAAGTTGAAAAGGCGGGTTGGGGTCTTGAGCAAGCAATTAGCCATTGTTGTTTGAAGAATTGGGTAAGTTTTGAAGCTGATTGGGTTGCGCCAAAACAAGCCTTTGCTAACAAATACGATGTTGCTCACGTTACAACGCCACCACCGCCAAACCAAGACGCTGCCTTGCGAAAGATTGACGAAGATCGTAAGAAAGCTGTGCCGCCATCTTTGGAGACATTGGCTAGGCTTGCGGAACTTCGTAAGGGGGTTGTATGAACAAGATTGAGTTTGGCGATTGCCGTGAAACGATGCGTAAATGGGCAGCAGAAGGCGTTAAAGCGCAGACTTGTGTGACTAGCCCACCCTACTACGGATTGCGTGACTACGGTCATGATGGACAGATTGGCTTAGAGGAAACTCCAGAAGAATACATTGCCGCGATGGTTGAAGTATTCCGATGCGTTAAAGACGTTTTAGCTGATGACGGAACTTTGTGGCTAAACATTGGTGACAGCTACTACAACTATCGGCCAGGCAAAGGTCAGGCGATTGTCAAACAAACTGTGGCTAACAGCGATCAAGACTTACCGCAAACTTGTGCAAGGCGTGGCAACAAGCTGGAAGGACTAAAGGAAAAAGACTTGATTGGTATTCCTTGGATGTTGGCTTTTGCTCTTAGGGCTGATGGCTGGTATTTGCGCCAAGACATTATTTGGCACAAGCCAAACCCAATGCCTGAATCTGTGCAAGACCGATGCACCAAGGCGCATGAGTACATTTTTCTTTTGAGCAAGTCTCCAAAATACAATTACGACAATGAATCTATTAAAGACCCTGTTAAACAAGATTGGGGAACAAGAGATAGAACTGATGGCAAGTACCACAATGAAGGCAGTGGATTGCAGCCGCACTCAGGACTTGAAAAATCCTATGAAATGGCAAACAAGCGAAGCGTCTGGACGGTCAACACAAAACCATATGCAGGCGCACACTTTGCTGTTTTTCCAACAGAGCTGATTGAACCTTGCATTCTTGCTGGCGCTGCACCTGGCCAAGTTGTGCTTGACCCGTTTATGGGTAGCGGAACAACAGCGCAAGTGGCACAAAACCTTGGTCGGCAGTACCTTGGTTGTGAATTAAACACAGACTACAAGCCTTTGCAAGACAAACGACTTAGCCAACTTTCTTTGGTGCTGGAATGAATTATTTTGAAGCACATCAAATTCTTGATGCGGTCAAGGATAATCTGTCTTATAATCTAGACACAATCAATGAAGCATTGGAGCTAACTGGTGACTTGGACATTGGACAACGTGAGAGAGAAACAAGTCCAGCATCTCACCGATATGGCTCTGAAGCGTGGTTGGATAACCTACGCCAAGGCAAGAGCGCAAGAGCTTGAGAACGACCAATCAGGGTTGTTCAAGGGCATTGTTGAGGAAGTAAGAGAGCGTTTATTGCAAATGAAAGGATAGGAAATGGACTTGCAAACAAAGATCAGAGCGCAGGACGATCAGCGCCTTTATGTTGACCAATACGATGATGGGGTGTGGATGAGCCTACACCACCAGCATGGGTCATCTAACGTGGTGTTAGACAAGGAACAGGCTAAAGACCTGATTGCCGCGCTAATCCGTATTGTTGATGGAGACACTCAATGACTGACAAAAAAGCCTTAGAAGAAGCGTTTGATGAGCTTGAGTATGAAGACTACGTTTGTCCAACTTGCCGTGGCTCTGGCGAAGGGATGTATGACGGTTCAACTTGCTACAAGTGCAAGGGAACTGGTGGTTATCCAAAACAATACAGGGACAGCGACTATGACTAACTGGCCTTTTCCTAGCTATCCACCAGTGCCTTGGACTGCCAAACAAGAACAAGCGTACCAACAAGCGCAACGCAAACAACTTCCTGAAAGCCCGTTATGAAAATGAAAAGCCTGCTTAAGGACGATGATGACATCCAAACTTATGTCCAGCCATTGAATCTCAATCCTTATCGCAACCAAGTGCTTGAGGAAGTAGCTGCTGAGTTTGACAAGATGACCGCATTGGGTGACACAGCCGCCTCATTTGCAACATTTGTAAGGAACATGAAGCAATGACCAAAGAAGACTTGATTGCCATGCTTCGTGGCGTTGGATGTGAAGAAACTATCATTACCGCAATGGTCAACGCATACGAACTAGGCGTGGAATGGGCAAAAGACAGCTTGATTGCCCTGCCTGTAAGGGACGAAAAATGGGTGGAATGAGCCGAATGTGTGCCTTGTGCCACCAACCCCGTTCCCAGTTGGGTAGCAAGATGACTTATCTAGGCCCGTATAAGGTCTGGATGTGCGGTATGTGTGCCAAGGTTAAAGCAAACCATAAGAAAGCACCAGATGCGTTACGCCGCTAGGGTTGACAAAAACCAAGAAGAGATCGTTGCTGCCTTGCGAGATGCGGGAGCTTACGTCTGGATTATTGGCCTTCCTGTTGACCTTTTGGTGGGTTACAAGGGGCATACATTCCTGATGGAAGTCAAAGATGGCCCTAAAAAGCGTTTAACGAAGCTACAAGAGGGTTTTTTTGAAGGTTGGACTGGTAGTACCCTTTGCAGGATTGATGGCCCTGAAGCGGCTTTACGCATGATCGGGGTGGTTAAGTGAGATACGACCTTATTGACAAGCCCCAAGCCAAGGCTTTGATGCTGAATCTGTGGCCTAAAGTGATTCAGGCGCTTGAATCTGGCAGAAAACTTACGTTAGAGATCAAAGACGCAAGCAAAAGCCGTGATCAGGAGAAGAAATATCACGCAATTTTGAGGGAAATAGCTCAACATTCGCAACACATGGGGTCAAAGTGGGATGCTGACGATTGGAAACGCTTGCTTGTGTGGCAATTCTGTAAGGAAAAAGCTATTGATTCGGGAAAAGTCGTGCCAAGCCTAGACAAAACGGGCGTTGTTCAGTTGGGACAACAGACCCGCAAGTTCACCAAGGAGCAGGCAAGTGAGTTTGTGGACTATTTGAACGCTTGGTGTGCCGAACATGGAGTAGAGACAAATGACGCAAGATGAAATTATTGAGCTGGCTAGACAGGCTGGTTTCCATGAGCATGACTTTCCATTTAAGAAGTTCAAGTTTGAAGCCTTTGCCAAATTGGTAGAGGAACGGACAGCAGCTAAAGCAACAGATGAAGCAAATGCAAGAGCCAACTCATCGTGGACATTGATGTGCAAAAAAATGGTTGCAGCAGAGCGTGAGGCTTGCGCTCAAGTTGCATTTAGTTGGAATACAGCAATGACAGACAAAGTTGCCAAAGAAATCCGAGCAAGAGGCGAAGCATGAGAAAGCAATGCAAGCGCAAGGTTTGGTCAACGGCGATCAACCCAATAGCCCATGCAATCTCAGGAGCAGCCATTTCTGACAAGCAATCTTTAGACAAACTACGCCTTTGCGAACTGTCAGCTATTGACGCAATGACTAAAGGCATGGGGACAACAGAAGATTGGCGCTGGCTTGCTGATGTATTGAACATTGCCGAAACAATGGGCAAATCAGGCATTGGCCCTGAAGTCTTGCCTTACTGTGAAGAAGCCCAAAAAGCCCTGCTAGAAGCCGCAGAACGCTACCAAAAGACAGGCAAGATGGGTTTATCTGGTCAAGGCATCCGAGCGATTAAAGATGTGTGGGAGTTCCACGACATTCAACGCACAAGCATTGCCAGGTCAGAATATGAAAAAATGATTCGCAAGACCGCCAATTACATTAAAAGCCACGGCAAAGATGTGGTTGAAATAACATGATGATTCCCAAGTTCAACTACTTCAGAAGCAAGAAGCATCTTCAGAACGTAGCAAGCCTAGCCTGTCAGAACTGTGGGATTGAGGGACAGACACAAGCAGCACACTCAAATTGGGCAGAACATGGAAAGGGAAGAGGAATTAAGGCAAGCGATGAATTCGTAGCCGCTTTATGTCAGACTTGCCATGCAGAACTAGACCAAGGCCAACATCTGAGCAAAGAACAGAGAAGGCAAATGTGGGAAGCAGCATATGAGAGAACAAAGCAAAAACTGAGGGAAGAGAACAAGTGGATTTCGTAGAAGCCGTTAAGCCAGCAATCGAGGATGTTGAAGTAAGGAATTTTCTGGCTTTCTGCCTTACGCTAGAACGACCAAATCGAGGCTTCTACACCTAATGAAAAAGCATTAGTCTTGGAGAAGCTATCTCTACTGTTCTCATAGGGTAAGGTAAGAGATAGTAGAAGGATAGATAGAGAGACAATAGGCAAAGACGAGAAAAGAAGTGACAATAACCAAAACCAATAAAATCAACAGGTTAGACACTTTTTGGCAAGAAAATGAATTATTACGCACACGCGCATGGGGTAATGAATGAAAAACGCAGTTGATTACATACCTAAAAGTATCGAATCGGAGAAACCTGAGAAGTTGCCTCGCATCTTGAAGATGGGAAGGCCAGTTATCTTCCCGATCACCAACCCTATCTGGAAAGAGATAGCTGAAGGCATAAGCGCAGGCAAAAGCCTAACTAGCGTCTTGAAGGCTGAAGGGATGCCAAGCTACTCAATGGCTAGGCTCATGATCTCAACTAGCGCAGAGTTTCGTGCCATGTACGACAAAGCGGTTGAGGACAGGGCAGACAGGTTGGCAGAAGAGATCATTGAGTTATCAGACGCTGAGATGCCTGAAGGCTTGAGAGGACCAGAGGCTAGTGCTTGGGTACAGCAGAAGCGCCTGCAAGTGGATGCCAGGAAGTGGGTAGCAAGTAAGTTGAAGCCAAGGACATATGGCGATAAGATAGATGTAAGCGTTACAGATGCGCGGATAAGCGTCATTGATGCGATCACGGAGGCTCAATCAAGGGTAACATTCGACAAGTCAGCAGCCACAGATGTCACGCCCAAAGACCCAGACTGACCCTATGCCCCGCCAAATCCCGCCGAGGGGGAGGGGGGAGGGCCAAGAGGGAAAGGTCACAGGAACGGTGGACTCACGAACAATTTTTTATTTTTTTGCCTTATGCCTAAAAATTCGCTAACCCCACCAGGTCAAAATGAACTTGGAGCCGCCTTTGGCTATTACCCGCAATTACGCAGGAATAGGACTGTGCAAGACCCTGTAGGTGCTACTGAAGTGCCTTTACAGATGCTTCGGGGTAGGGTAGCGGGTACGTTGGGATTGCCTTCTGATGTGTTGAATGTGGTCAGAAGTCCTATGCCGATGGAGATGTTTGGGGATGTTGATTACAGTCAGCAGAAACTTCTACCTTATGGGACTAGTCAGTTACTCAAGGAATTGCCGTTAAAGCCTACTTCTAGGGTTGGAGAAGTGGCAGGGGAGATTGGTTCGGTTGCGCCTATGACTCCTGCGGAGGCGTTAAAGGCTGCAAGACTTGCTAGACAAGCGGCATTAGCGGGTGGTCGGGTAGTGGGTGGTGCTATCAATGAGGCAATGGTTTATGGTCGTGGGCCGTTGGCTTCTATTACGCCTCAACCTATGTTTGCTGTTGAGCCTAGAAATGCGTTTATTGCAAAACGTGAGTCGTTTGTTCCTGGCGTTGAAGCTGGCAAAGAAATGATTGTTCACCACAACATTAGTCCACAAAAACTTGAAAATGTGGAAAAAGTTGGTGGAATGCCTGTTCCGTCTATTGCGGTGTCTAACGTAGATAACCCGATGCTCAACTTTGGCGACATTTCATTGATTGGCTCAAAAGAAATGGCTGTTCCGTCAGCAAAAAACCCTGTTTATGGATTTGATGCTTACACAGCAAGAGCGCCAAAGATTGATTATCAAATGGATTCAAAGTCAGCCAAGAAGTTGCAAGGAATGTTTGCAGATGTTGCTGATGATGTTGGTGGCGATTACGAATTGACAAGACTTGCTCAGAATTGGGAAGACCGCCGATATTCAAAACCAATGATGGCTAAGTTCCTAAAAGAAAAAGGAGTATTGCCAGATAGAAAAGACTTTGATGATGGTTGGAAATATAACCAAGCACTTAGCGATGGTGTTTACAACTTAAAAGCTGAGTATGGTGATTGGCTTAACGATTTCAACAAAAGGCTTCCTGAAGCTGGTGTTGACATTAAAGAACGTATTTTTAAAGGTTATACAGACTCTGGAAACCGCAGATATGCGCCAGCAACACTTGAAAATCTTGTAAAAGAAATGAAAGGCGGCGCTGGTTCTGAAGGTTTTATGTATGGAGTTGGCAACATTAGGGCTGTTGCTACGCCTAAGTTTAGAAACTTGAATCAAGTTAAAGCAGCGCGTGAAAGCATTGTTACGCCTGAGAAATTTGAACCAATCAAAAAGCAAATTGACAGTGCGTTTGGAGATTTGACAGAACGCCTTGGAAAACTTGAAGGATTGTCTGGTTATCGTTATGACGCACCAGATGCTTTGTATGAGATCGGTCAAACGAGAAACGTGAACTTGTTAGACAAGATTTACAAAGACGTTCCTGCTTCATTAAAAGCTGATGTTCAAGTGTTTATGAACAAATTGCGTGAAATGCCAACAGAATATTTTGAGATTAAGCCTCAACGTGCTGTTCAAGTTGGTGAATTTAAAGGCGCAATCTTGCCAGCCAACGCTCCAAAACAATCTATTGACTATTTGAGAAACCAAGGATTGCAAGAGCTTTACTACTATTCAACACCAGAAGAACGCAAAGAGTTGTTTAAAAAATTTAGACCAGAAATGTTTGCTGCTGTTCCTGCATTGCCTTTAGGTTCAGAAGTTTTCCAAAGAGAAGACCCTTTAAAACAAATTGAAGACAAAAACCAACTCCGCAAAGGTCGTTAATGCAAACTCCAATCTATAAGTCCGAAGAAGAACAAAAGCTAATGGTGGAACTGTGGTCGCCTGCGATTGCAGATGACCCTGAAGCCTTTGTCCTCTTCGCTTTTCCTTGGGGACAGAAAAACACGCCTTTGGCTAACTTCAGCGGTCCAAGAAAGTGGCAACGTGAAGTCTTGCGAGACATCACCGCCCACATTAAGAAGCAAAAAGGGCTGATTGACTACGAAACCATCCGCATGGCTGTCTCGTCTGGTCGCGGTATCGGTAAGTCTGCTCTAGTTTCTTGGCTCATTCTTTGGATGCTGACCACAAGAATCGGTGGCTCGGTCGTGGTTTCGGCTAACAGCGAGAACCAATTGCGCTCGGTCACATGGGCTGAATTGACAAAATGGGCGGCTATGCTCATCAATTCGCATTGGTGGGAAGTCTCAGCGACAAAACTAACCCCTGCTAAGTGGCTAACTGACCTTGTAGAGCGTGATTTAAAGAAAGGTACGCGCTATTGGGCGTGTGAAGGCAAGCTCTGGAGTGCCGAAAACCCTGATTCTTACGCTGGTGTCCACAACCAAGACGGAATGATGCTTATTTTTGACGAATCTAGCGGTATTCCTAACCCGATTTGGGAAGTGGGCGCGGGATTCTTTACAGAAAACAGCCCAGATCGCTATTGGTTTGCGTTTTCCAACCCCCGTAGAAACGAAGGCTACTTCTTTGAGTGCTTTCACGCTAAACGGGACTTCTGGACATCCAAAATCGTTGACGCTCGGACTGTTGAGGACACAGACAAGTCAATCTATGAGCAAATCATTGCTGAATACGGAGAAGACAGCTCCCAAGCCAAGGTTGAAGTCTATGGAGAATTTCCATCTGCGGGTGAAGACCAATTTATCTCCCCAATGATCGTGGATGACGCAATGAAACGTCCCAAATGGAAAGATTTAACAGCCCCGATAGTGGTGGGGGTTGACCCTGCCCGTGGTGGCGCAGACTCTACGGTCATTGCTGTCAGACAAGGGCGAGATATTGTGGCGATCAAGCGATATAAGGGCGAAGACACAATGGAGATTGTGGGTCGCGTCATTGATGCCATTGAAGAATTCAAACCTACTCTGACGGTGATTGATGAAGGTGGTTTGGGTTACGGGATATTAGACCGACTGAACGAACAGCGATACAAAGTGAGGGGTGTGAACTTTGGAAACAAGGCAAAACAGCCACAAGCCTTTGGAAATAAACGCGCTGAGATGTGGAACGACATGAGGAACTGGCTAAAATCTGCTAGTATTCCGCAAGACAGACAGTTGAGGGCAGACCTGACGGGTCCGACAAAGAAGCCTAACTCGTCAGGGACTATATTTTTGGAAGGCAAAAAAGAGATGAAAGCTCGCGGCTTGGCTTCTCCTGACGCAGCGGATGCTATCGCTGTGACGTTTGCTTTCCCTGTGGCGCATCGTTCGTACACAGAAGTGGCTCGGCGCATTGTGACTGAACGCAGTGCGGTATCTAGTGGTTGGATGGGGGCTTGACATGGCAACAAAGAAAAATGTTTCACTATCCGTTGGGCGTGGCGAGAAGTTGCCAGTATCCAAAGGCGCTGGTCTAACTGCCAAAGGGCGCGAGAAATACAATGCCGCTACTGGCTCAAACTTGAAAGCGCCAGCACCCAATCCCAAAACTAAAGCAGACCAAGGCCGCAAGGATTCATTTTGTGCAAGGATGGGCGCAGTAGCCGCTAACGCCAAAGATGGTGAACGCGCAAAAGCAGCTCTTAAACGATGGAAGTGTTAAATCATGGCTACTAAACAAGGTTTGTACGAGAATATTCACCGAAAGCAAGAGCGCATCAAGGCTGGCTCTGGCGAGAAGATGAGAAAGCCTGGCACTGCTGGCGCTCCCACCGCCAAAGCATTCAAAGAATCTGCCAAAACAGCAAAGAAGAAATAACATGGCAAATACCAAACCGATCGGCGTAGCTTACGAAGATCAAAACATTATCGGCGCGGATATTGTCAAAGCTGAAAACATTGCCACTACAGGCACGATTGGCTATGCGGCGGGTGTTTACGACACTGTGACTCAGACCAACAACAAAACCACAGCGGTCACAATTAACACACCTTCTGGTCAAATTATTACCGCCAACGCTCAGATGGCTCCTAACGCCAACGCAGTGTTTGTGGTTAATTGC